AGACTCATCAATACTAAGAGAACGATTGATTTGAACCAAGATTGAATCAGCACCGTCTGTATATGTGGCAACTGGAGTGCCAAGGTCAGGGTCGGGGATTGGTCTCATACGGGCTGTGCCGTTTTCATCAAAATATAAATCCATCGATGCGGACTCGGCAATTTTCAAAGCCTCTCGCCAAGGGTCTGAACTTTGGTCGAGGGTTGGATATAACAAAGTTGTTACTTGTCCAGTAGCAGGAAAGATAGTTTTCACTTGTGGGTATCTAAATTTCAACATGTTTGCAATTGCAGTTTCTTTAGCAGTTCCATCTTCAATGTAGAACTCATGGTTTGTAAACTTAGCCCGAGTTAAAAGGAGGCTTCGGTCTGAACCTTTGATTGTAATTTTCACACCTTGAGCGGACTCGGTTATATCGACGCTCGTAATAATAAATACGCCAAGAGGAACTAATTCCTCCGTCCCGTCAGGAAAAGCGATTCCACGGTAAATCTTTACCTCACGGTTATACGGCAAAAGAATTGAAGAAATGTTATTTATAGGAACTAAAGTTCCGTCGGTATCTACGAACTCTAAAGTACATTCACGACGAATTGACCTACGGTTATCAATAGTTACTTCTCCGCTTATAGGGGAGGCTGTACTCAGGATAGTGCCATTAGCCATATCGTAAATCTCAACCTTGACTATTGTTGAATGAGATTTCCGAACTGCCTCTTTGAAGTCAGCGGAAACTGGATACATTACGGCGCTCCGACCTCAAAATAAGTAACCTTAACTCTGCGAACTAGAGAGTTAATGTTTCCTGATTCTGTCCAGTTTCTATCTACAAAGCGAACATACTTCTGACGACCTAGTGGGTCATGGACATGAAGCGTTCCTTGATAAGTAAGGACTGGATATAACTCATCCCACTCAGTTTCACCAGTAGTAACAAACTCATAAGTGCCATCAACTCCATAAATAGATTGAGATACAACTACTGTTTTGGATGCACCTAGGGGTTTGAATACTCCATACGATTCAACAATCGTTGAGTTCAATGGTTGAAGAACATCAATGCCAGTTATTTTGATGGTTGGACTCTCAGGTGCAGTAAAAGACCAAGTTGCGGGATTGGTAATTTGAATTGGTACGGTGGTTGTATACCCCGAGGAAATAGTTGCCATTAGATGTCAGCCCTCGCTTTCGCACGATATGTAACAGTTTTATCAAGAGGAACTTCATAATCATTAAGTTCAGCAATTTGTGTAGCCGTAGCGGTTACTGGGCTATTACGGATTGCCGTATATGTAACAGCGTCATCAGAACGCTCAATATCAAACACGAAATTAGAAAAACCTCCACGGGTAAAGACTGGTTCATCTCCAGCATGGAAAGCAATCTTGTCTACATAATGAACTCCACCCGAACTTGCACTAACTATTTTTGCAAAAACTTGAGCGTGTGTGGCGGTGGGAGGAGCCAATACTGTTGCGCTTGCAGTCACAAAAGCAGAACTTGTAGCACTAACCGCTGTTCCAAAGGTTGTGCTAATTGTTGCGCCAGTTGAGGATAGATAACGAATACCAACTTGGCATGAACGAGTGGTAGTACCTGCTCTAAAATCAGCAATGGCTGAGAACTCTTGGTTTGCTGTTACTAAAAATTTTGTAGCAACAGTAGTCGATGCAACTGCATCGCCAGCGGAACTTGCAGTTATCTCAAGAGATGCGCTACCAACTGATGCTTGAGCCGTTGAACGAGCAATAGCACAATTAGTGGCCGCTTCCCATCCTGCTGTATTTGTTTCAAGAGATGCTTGGTTGGGTGACAGAGCATTAGTTCTCCCAAAAACTGTAACTGTTACTGCGCCTTGTTGGGAATCAAAAAAAGCCGTAATCAATGGGGTGGCTGGAGCATCAACATCAATAGTGAACTGACTAAAAGCCCACTCACTAAAGTAGTTAGCACCATTGACTAATTGAGCAACTCGAACATAAGCACGATAAGTTGTGCCATCTGCTAAGTCTGCCTCAAGAGTTTGACCGTTATTACTTGATGTAACTATGCCAGTTGTAACTGTTGGTGTTGATGTATCCTCATCAAAACTTGCACCGCCATAAGTTGTTGAGTCAAATACTTTAATCTCATAAGCATTTTGTGGGTCACCGTCTGCATCTGCATAAGTCCAAACAACTGACGGGAATGTTGTATCTGTAACTGTTCCAGTAGGAGCAGTAACAGAAACCGTTGGTTGAGTAGTTATGATTACATCTACATACAATGCGTATAGATTGGCACGGTCACCACTTGCGATTGCGTTATCTGCAAACTTAACAACTAAATTGTCTATAAGGGTTTGAGTCCAAGCCTCACCGTTAGGGGCTGTTGTAAGTTTTAGTGCAGTATCAAGAGTGCTTAATGCAAGGGTGTTTGCCTTTGAAAAAGGAACTGAGTAACTCACGGTACGACCATTACGGTCTGTAATAACACCAAGGCTTAACTCAATAGAACCTGTTGTTCCAATACTTGCTCTTGCTCGAAGATTTACATAGGCAACCTTTTCGGTAGCCGCTAAAGTTTGTGTACTAAACTCTGCTTCATAAGATGCTGGAACTGTTGAACTTGAACGGGTTATGTAAGTTGAATCGCTGTCATCAGCAAGCGCCGCATGAACTGATGCAGACCCACCTGAAATAGTAAAAGCCGAGGCGTTGTTCCAGTTTGCGTTAGGGCGAAGTACATAAGTAGCCATTATTTGTTAGCCAATTCTTTTGCCAAGATAGCGAATGTTTCTTGAATTCTCTGAGTAATTATGTCAGCCTTTTCATCTTGATTTGTAGCACCAGTTGTATCAACATTAACTACAAAGGCACCTTGTTCAATAATAATGTTGTTTCCACTTACTCCTGAGATTCTTGCTTCGGCATCTGTAACTTCGGCAAGTTTCATTTGAGCATTTGAAATCTTTTGTCCAAAAGCCGCTTCAGAACCAAATTTACCGATTGCCGCACCTGTAATGCTTATGGCTCTTTGAATTTCATTTATCTGAGCAATAGCCTCTGCTCCGCCACCAAGAATAGAAGCCGCTAACTGAGCGCCCTTGATTGGACCTGACTCGACTAAATCTTGAATTGCTTTTGCATCAAGTCCAAGTGCTTGAAGTTGTGTTATCTGTTGGGCAAACTGATTGCTCTTATTCAACCTTGTTTGCATATTTTCAATAAGAGATTTAGCCTTTGGAATAAATCCGTCAGGAAGTTCTACTCCTTTAAGTCCAGCAAAACCTAAGATTGTGTCTTTAAGTGAATCAGCAAAATCCTTAGCCGCTTGTTGTAAGTCTTTAAGCACATCGCTCATTGACTCAATGCCAGCCTTCATTGCCTCACGAATCTTTTTCATCAAATCGGCTGACCCTTGTATGTCATTTAGAGCATCTTCATCAATACCGCCAGCCTTGATTTTCTCTGCAATTTCTTTTTCTTTTTTAAGAATGTCCCCAAAGCCAAGACCTTCTTCAAGACTCTCTCTTATATTGCCAATAAAATCTTTTAACTCGCCAGCAAAATCTGTATTTTGAGCAAAGATGACCATATTTTTACCAAACTCAATTAACTTGTCACCTGCTTCATCAGCCTTGTTAGCAACCTCTTCAATAAATTTTCCTACGGTTCCAGCAAAATCAAATTTTATTGCAGTACCAAGACCTGCAATCATTTTTTCAAGAAGGGGCGAGGCTTTTTTAGCACCCGCAATTAAGCCCTCAACTATTTTTGTGCCATTATCTTGTGCGGCTAAATCAACAACTTTCATATTAAAGTCAAGCATTTTGTTTGCAACATCAGAAATAGCGCCAGCCGCACCTTCAGAATAATTACCCCAACTTTTTGAAGCCTTAATAAGAGTTTTAGATACGCCCGTGATTGCATCAACTGATTTAGCGCCAGCGTCATCACTTGCGCTAAATAAGTTTGTTAATGAACTAGCAACTCCACCAAGTTTTGCACTTGCAAAAGCCGCGATGCCACCTAAAGCGCCAACCGCCGCCGCGACTGCATCTTTTACTATTGGAATTTTCATTAAAGGTGTTGTTATTTTTTTTACCCAGTCTATTACTGTTGTTAATGCGTTATCTAGGAAACTACCTAAGCCAGTTGCAACTTTACCAAAAACACCAACTACGCCTTTGCCCAAAGCCAAAAACGCTCCAATAACTCCCTTTGCAATAGTTTTACCTACATCTAATAATTTTTCAAAGAAATAAATACCAGTTGCAATAGCCTTTAAGATATTGGCAAAAGATGTAACAATCATTGTGACGGCAAGAGCAATAACTCTTATGACTGTATTAAATACTGCTATTACAATCTTTCGGAAAGTGTCATTTGTTTCCATAAGACTTACAAAACCATCAATAACATTCTTAAATGAGGTCAATACAAATTTAACAAAGGTCAAAAATACATCTATAACAAACTCAAATACTTTTGCTATTACTTCTGCAAAGAATCCGAATACTCGCATGGCTGAAGCCAAGGCTTTCATAACATGACCAAAATACTGAATAATGTAACCAAGCACGGTAATGACTACTTTAGCCACAAAGTTAAATACCATGCCAACAACTTTTCTAAAGTTTTCAGAAGTTTTGTAAGCAACAACTAAAGCAGTCACTAAGGCTCCGATTATTAAGATAATACGAATCATTGGATTAGCCGCCAAAACTGCATTAAGTCTCAACATAGAAGCGGCAAGACCATTAGTAGAAGCGATACTTGCTAATTGCCCGCCAGTTAATAAAACTGTGGCAACCTGTAATAAAGCCTGAGTAAAGGTAACTACTTTAATAGCCGCCGCATGAGCATAGAAGGCTATGGTGGCTAAGGTAAGCGCTACTGCTATGCCTTGAAACGCAATAACGAGAACCTTTGTTACTGTTGCATTATTTGTAAAAAAAGATGTAATCGCTCTAATACCAGTTGCTAAACTATTTAAG